TGCAATCACTAAATTAAAAGCGTATATTCAAATTACTGCGATACAATTAGCTAATATAGACGCGCGCAGTCGACGGCCTAGAGACTATATTAGCGGAAACTAGGAGGATTATATCATGGCTAAAACTACTTTTTCAGGTCCAGTACTAGAGGGTAAAGAAGGTGTAAATATTGAAACTAAAACTTCAAGCGCCACTCTCACTACCGGAGACTCAGGAAAAACTTTTGTAAGTGCAACTGATGGAGTTGTATTTACTTTACCGGCAATTGCTACTGGAGCTGTTTACAAATTTGTAAATGCAGCTGAAGATGGCACTAATACATTAACTATCAGCCCAAATGCTTCTGACGGAATCCAGTACGCTGGTTCTGCAACAGATGATAAAGATTTAATCAACACAAAAGCTACCTCTAAACAAGGTGACTATGTTGTGATTGCATCTTTAGATAGCACAGCTAACTGGTCAGTTACTGAAGTTAGAGGAACTTTTGCTAAAGAATCGTAAGATTAATTAATGTGGGGCTTCGGCCCCACAAATTTAGGAGGACAATATTATGGCAGGTGGAGGATCATTCTCATCGGACCAAAGAACAGCACATCTAGCAGCCGACGGACAGCTAGTGACAGGACCTTGTAGAGTAACTTCTATACAAGCAGCAGGAGCAGCAAGCTCGACTGTTGTTTTGTATGATAATACTTCTGCAGCAGGTACAGCACATACTTTTAAGTTTGGAACAGAAGGACTAGAAGTTTATATACCAGGTAGTGGTATAAAATTTAAGACAGGTGTGTTTCTAGATTTAACAGCTACTGGTGGCGTTACAGTAACGTTTAACTAGGAGGTTAGATGGCAACATCGGGAACAACTACTTTTGAAAGTGGCTTTGCTATAGATGACATTATACAAGAGGCTTACGATCGCGTAGGTCTTAGGTCTGTTAGTGGTTACCAATTAAAATCAGCAAGACGTTCTTTAAATATAATGTTTCAAGAATGGGCCAATAGAGGTTTACACTATTGGGAAATAGATAAAACTAATGTGGATTTAGTTGAGGGACAAGCAGAGTACAAATTTTTTAGAAGTTCTGATGATGGCACAAGTGCAACTACAGCACCTACAAACGGTATATATGGTGTTGACGATGTTTTAGAAGCAGCCTTGAGAGACAACAGAGCTACAACGAACCAAAGTGATTCTGCTCTTACAAAAATAAATAGATCAACATACTCTGGATTATCTAATAAATTATCAAAAGGAGCTCCTTCGCAATATTACGTGCAAAGGTTTATAGATCACACATTATTAACTGTATATCCAACACCAGATACAACTAATGCAGCCAAAGATCTTGCAATTTATTTTGTAAAAAGAATACAAGATGCTGGTACTTATAGTAACACAGCAGATGTACCGTATAGATTTGTACCATGCATGTTAGCCGGTTTGTCTTATTATTTAGCACAAAAAAATAAACCAGAATTAGTGCAACAAATGAAATTATTATACGAAGATGAATTGCAAAGAGCACTAGCAGAAGACGGCTCCTCTTCTAGTACGTTCATAACTCCACAGGCATATTACCCAAATGTCTAATTTTGCTACAGGTAAAAAATCAAAAGCCATATCTGACAGAAGCGGTATGCAATTTCCATATACAGAAATGCGTAGAGAATGGAATGGATCATTAGTGCATGAGTCTGAGTTTGAACAAAAACACCCACAACTAGAACCAAAAGTACAAAAAGGTGATGCACAAGGTTTGCAAAACGCAAGACCTGATAGAACAGAACCACCTGTTGCTCATATGTTAAGTGACAGAGCATTAAGTGCAGGAGTTAGAGACTCTACAGTTATAAATGTAAATGATCCTGGACACGGTTTTACTACCGGACAAACAATAAGATTTAGAAAAGTAGAATCTCATTTCCCTCCTTATCCAGAAGTTTCACACGTAGAGGACGATGATATAAATTACGCACCTGGGCATATTGTAACAAAAATAGACAACGATAATTTTTCTTTTAGTCCTAATGACATTTTAACAGACTGGCTTACCGCTAATTGCACCCCTGGAACAACTACAGTTTATGTAGATATGGATGGTGTGTTAACAGAATATTATCAAGCAGTCGCAACTTATGCGACTAATAATGGTCTGCTAGATTCAGGAGGTGATTGGTATAATCTAACACCTGAAATAGAGCTAGCGGCATTAGCAGCGTCAGCAGGTTCATACTTCCAAAATTTAGCAAAAAGAGCAGAGGCGGACGCATTGATTGATTTAGTTGTAGCTAAAAATGGTTCTTACGAGATACTATCTACTACTACAAGCACCAGCATGACTAACCAAAAAAATGCATGGATAGACGCTAATTTGACAGGAGCTAGAGCACCTGCAGCAAGAAATTACGCCACAGGATTTAACAAAGGCCCTTATGGTGGAGCCAATAAACTGTTAATTGACGACAGGTTAAATTATATAAATCAGTTTGAGGCTGCTGGCGGTAAAGGCTTTAAATACTTTGAAAGTGGTGGTATAAGAAGGTTTGGAGGCAGAGAAGCTTCCGTAGGACCAGTGAGTTTAATATCATGACAACATACGCAGAATTAGTAACACAGATTAGAAATTACACAGAAACTGATGATCAAGTTTTGACCACTGTAATAGTTAATGATCTTATAGAACACGCAGAACATAGAATATTTAGAGCAGTTGAATTAAATAATGATAATGTATATGTAAACGGTAATACAGCATCGGGTAATAGGTTTGTAACATTGCCTGGATATAGCTCTACAGACCCAACTAAACCAACTATTTCAGACATAGCTACAATTAGATATGTAACAATTTATACGGATTCTGGCACAAAACAACGATCTGACCTTGTAAGGGTTGATCAAGATTTTATGAGTGAATACTATGATACCCCAGAAACAGCTTCTACAGCAAAACCTAGATACTACGCAAACTGGGACATGGGTACAATAGTCGTTGCACCAACACCCAATTCAGTGTATAAATTTGAGATAGGTATTACTAAAAAACCAACAGGCTTATCGACTAGTAATACTGAAACATGGATTAGCGTTAATGCTCCTAATGTTTTACTCTATGCCTGCTTATGTGAAGCTTTTAAGTTCTTGAAAGCGCCACAAGACCAACAAGTGTATGAAGCCTCTTATCAAGAAGCAATACAATCACTTGCACAAGAACAATTAGGTAAGAAAAGAAGAGATGAATATAGGGACGGAAGTTTACGTGTTCCTTTACCATCTCAAAACCCTTAATAGGAGAATATTATGGCAATATCACAAGCAGTTTGTAGTGTGTTTAAAAGAGAACTACTAAAAGGAAACCACGATTTTGATGGCACAGGAAGTGTCGCTTATTATATTGCGCTATATACTTCTTCAGCAAGTTTAGGAGCTGCAACTACTGCATACTCATCTTCAAACGAAGTAACAAATTCATCAGGAGCTGCTTACTCAGCAGGAGGTAAAGCTTTAACTTCTCCAACTGTTACATTATCTGGTACGACAGCGTTTGTTGACTTTGCAGATGTGTCTTGGACAAGTGCATCATTTACTGCAAACGGTGCTTTGATTTATAGACAAGATGGTGGTGCTCCTACTGATGATGCTGTTGTTGTGTTAGCGTTTGGTGGTGACTTTACAGCTTCTAACGGTACATTTACAATTCAATTCCCAGCAGCTGGTGGTGGATCAGAGATAATTCGTTTAGGATAGGAGCCGTAATATGGTTGCTATTAATGATAGAGTCAAAGAGACTACTACAAGTACAGGCACAGGCACTATTAATTTAGATGGTGCAGCTGTAGGTTTTGAAAGTTTTGTAGCGGGAATAGGTAACGGTAATGTAACTTATTATTGTATTGCTGAACAAGGTGCCGCTAATTTTGAGATAGGTATAGGTACAGTAACCGACGCCACACCCGATACACTTTCTAGAACCACAGTTTTATCAAGTTCTAATTCAGACAGTTTAGTTAACTTTGGAGCAGGTACAAAAGATGTATTTTGTACGCTACCTGCATCAAAGGCTGTCATAGAAGACTCTAACAATAATGTAAATATAGGTGCTAATATAATTGTTGGTGGCACAGTCGATGGTGTGGATATTGCAACAAGAGATGGCGTATTAACTTCTACCACAACTACAGCAAACGCCGCTTTACCTAAAGCTGGTGGAGTAATGTCAGGTAATATTACAATGGCCGGCACAGAAACTGTAGATGGTCGTGATCTAAGTGTTGATGGAACTAAGTTAGATGGTATTGAAGCATCAGCAGATGTAACAGACTCAGCAAATGTAGGTACAGCACTAACAGGGTTTCCAACTGGTACAGATGCAGCAGCTTCTGATCTAGTTCCTTACTATGATGTAGACGCCGGTGCATGGGAAAAATCAACCGTAACTAATTTAGCTTTACAAGGACCAGCAGGATCTCCTGGTTCTAACGGATCACCTGGTTCTAACGGAAGTCCTGGACCACCAGGGCCACCAGGACCAAGTGGCACAATTACAAATACATCATATCAAATGACAGCTTTAGGTGTTGGAACTTCT